TGGAGAAAGATCCAGCAATGAATAGAGACAAGATAGCCAAGAAGGTAGGTTGTCATCCTTTGTATGTGGGTAAGATCAAACGGGAGATGGGACTCACAAGGACATACAAGCCACGGTACAAGAAGAAAAAGGCGTTACCAAAAGCTACGCAGCAAAATAGTGGCAGTTCAAACTTTAGTCACCACGAAAAGAAAGTCATACAGCATTTAGGGCAGTTCGATACGGTGGCTAAAACAGTAGCGGGAACAAAGTACTCTGCGGGTTTTATTGAGAGGACTAGAAAGAAAGCAGTGGTTATGTATGGGAGCCTTTTGGCAGCGAAAGATGCACTCTGCGAATCGACAGAAGTGGAAACGTTGGTATCGGCACCGGTAAGCGGAGTAAGTGCCGAGGTGAAAACGAGTTATGAGAAGCATAACGATTTACCTCCGCAGCCCCTCGCAACACGCGCTAATCTTTTGGATATCGCAAAGAACCATGTGACCAAGGATCGGCAAGCGGATCATGGTGATGCTGAAAATAACTTTACGCGTATCGCTGGGTACTGGTCTGTCCATCTGGGTGTACCGATTGCCGCGCATGATGTGGCCGTGATGATGGCGTTGCTGAAAGTAGCGCGTATCAAATCCAATCCAGAACATGTCGATAACTGGGTAGATGGTGCGGGTTACTTCGCTTGCGGTGGAGAGATCGCAAACCTGAAGGGGAGTTAGTGTGAGTGGCGAGATCGTAACTGAGGTGTATCGCATCCCGTGCGATGACTGTCTATCTGGATATTTCGTTACTTACGAGCAAGGTAATTTTACCTACTCTGAGTGCGATAACAACGACTGTCCTCGTGTAACGGATCTCGAACCAAACTTCTAAGAATTGGCGGCTACTGTTCCAGTGTGTTTGAAGATCCCGCCTGATCAAAGCATACAAACTGACACCGAGGGGGTGCGATGCCCCCACTAATTTTAAAAAGTCCAAAAAGTCCAAACTCAACACTGTTGACAATGTGGACATTGGTGATTAGTGGTTACTACATAAACTTATTACAGGTAGTTATGGACATCATAACGATAGATTTCGAGACTTATTACGATAAGACGTTTTCATTGAGAAAGATGACAACGGAGGAGTACGTACGCGATCCACGATTTGAAGTGATTGGCGTAGGTGTAAAAGTAAACAATGGCCCGACTGAGTGGGCGAGTGGGACAAAGGAGCAGATTAATGACTACTTACATACTTTCGATTGGGCAGACAGCATGGTCCTTGCTCATAACACTATTTTTGATGGGGCTATTCTTAGCTGGATTTTTGATATTCATCCTCGCGTTTGGACTGATACCCTTTGCATCGCTCGTGCTATCCACGGCACAGAAGTTGGAGGAAGCCTCAAAGCGTTGGCTGAACGATATCAAATTGGAGCTAAGGGAACGGAGGTTATGGCCGCGCTAGGTAAGCGCCGACTAGATTTCGCTGAGTATGACTTGGAACTCTACGGTGACTACTGCATCAATGATGTGGAGTTGACTTATAAACTCTTCGGTCTTATGGGTAAGAACTTTCCACGAAAAGAACTAAAAATTATAGACCTGACCCTCCGTATGTTCATCGAGCCTGTACTGGATCTGGACCTTGGACTACTTGAACAACACCTCGAAGACACTAAAGAGCTTAAGGATAAGTTGTTAAGAGATGCAGGGGTAGAAAAAGAAGATCTGATGAGCAACCCTAAGTTTGCTGGGCTGCTTGAAATACTAGGGGTTCAACCTCCGATGAAGATTAGCCCCACTACAGGTAAAGAGACGTTTGCTTTTGCCAAGTCAGACGAGGGATTCAAAGCTCTGCTTGATCATGAAGATGTGCGCGTGCAGGCATTGGTTAACGCTCGTCTAGGTAATAAGAGCACGTTAGAAGAGACACGTACGCAACGCTTTATCGACATATCTAAACGTGGTCTGTTGCCAGTGCCAGTTAGATACTATGCAGCGCATACTGGACGGTGGGGTGGGTCGGACAAGATAAACCTGCAAAACCTCCCTAGCCGTGGTCCTAACGGTAAGAAGTTAAAGAGAAGTATGGTAGCTCCATCCGGTCACATGCTAGTTGAATGTGATTCATCACAGATCGAAGCTAGGGTGTTATCTTGGTTAGCAGGACAGGACGATCTAACCGAAGCATTCAGGAACGGTGATGATGTTTACAAGAAGATGGCTATGTCCATCTACGCCGTCCAAGACGAATCTGAAGTAACGAAAGACCAGCGGTTTGTTGGTAAGACCACGATCCTCGGTGCTGGTTACGGTATGGGTGCAGTGCGATTCAAAGATCAGTTGCAGTCATTCGGGTTCGACATGGAACTGGACGAAGCCCGCCGTGTCATAAATATCTACCGAGAAACAAATTTTCAGATTACCCGTTTGTGGAACGATGCCAGCCACACGTTACGCTGTATGGAGCAAGGGGTAGGTTCGGAGCTTGGTATAAAAGATGTTATCAGTGTAGACCCTACCGTACCCGCGATTATCCTACCTTCTGGTTTGCAGATGCGTTACGAAGATCTGCGTGGTGAGCAAGGTGAAAAGGGGGTGGAGTACACCTACAAGGTGCGAAGAGGCCGAAACCGGATCTATGGTGGGAAGGTAATTGAGAACGTGTGTCAAGCGGTGGCTCGTTGCATAATAGGTGAGCAGATGCTAAAAATTGCTAAACGATACCGTGTTGTTCTAACGGTGCATGACTCCGTTGTGTGTTGCGTTCCAGAAGCAGAGGTGCAGGAAGCGCAGGCGTACATTGAGGGGTGTATGCGTTGGCTACCTGAGTGGGCCGATGGCTTACCCATTGATTGCGAATCCGGTGTTGCTAGAGCGTATGGAGACTGCGAATGAGTCGAGTTGTAGATTTAGAAGAGTACAAGAATAAAAGACGGTTGATGGATGAGCTTGAAGAAGAAATGACCACTTTAATGTACTCAGAAGAGATAGAAGAAGGGTCGCATTTAGACTCTGTTTTAAGAGAAATGGAAGAAGAGGTTATTTCTTTATCCGTGTTGAAGAAGGATGGTGAACGTGTTGTACGCATCCATCATTTGGACTACACACAAAAGCCGCCTGTATTACAGCACATGACAGTGAAGCGGAAAGACATTTCTGAACTTGCCCTTTCGCTGTCAGATATCGATGCGTGTCTAGCGCAGCTTGAGGAAGAAGATAGTTGAGTATTTCCCCTTGGTCTTTTAGTAAGATCAAAGCGTTCGAGCAATGCCCTAAGAAGTTTTACCATCTTAAGGTTGCTAAGGACTACTCTGAGCCTGAAACGGAGGCCATGTTCTACGGCACGGCGTTTCATGAAGCAGCAGAGGAATACGTACGGAATAACGTACCACTCCCTCCGCAGTTCGAGTATGCCAAAGGCGGTTTAGATGCACTTATTGCCAAACGTGGTGATAAGTTATGTGAATACAAAATGGGGCTTACTGCGAGCTTAGAGCCATGCGACTTCTTTGCGGATGATGTGTGGTTTCGTGGTATTGCAGACTTGGTTATCCTCGATGAGGAGGCCGAAACTGCTTGGGTAGTGGACTACAAAACAGGTAAGAGCGCACGGTATGCCGACAAAGGGCAGCTTGAGTTGATGGCACTAGCGACTTTCAAGCACTTCCCTAAAGTCAAGAAGGTGCGTGGTGGGCTGATGTTTGTAGTGTCCAACGATTTGATAACGGACAGCTACGACCTTGTTTCGCAAGGTGAGTTGTGGCGTAAATGGTTGACCGACTTTGCGAGTATGGAGTCGGCTTTTGAAAACGATACATGGAACGCTAACCCTAGCGGGTTGTGCCGAGCACACTGTGTGGTACTAGAGTGTCCGCACAATGGGAGGAGTTAGATGCCTTACAAGAACAAAGCAGACAGAAAGAAGCAAAAGAACAAACCAGTCGGTAGCCCAGAGTTCAAGCGGCGTATGGAGCGGCAACGCGCTCGTCGTGCTATGGACAGGACTGGAAGAGATGCAAACAACAATGGCAAGGCGGATAAACGAGAAGGTAAAGACGTTAGCCATAACAAAGCACTGGCAAGGGGTGGCAGTAACAAAGATGGTGTACGGGTGGAGAGTAGAAGTAAAAACCGCAGCCGTAACCTGAAGAAATCCCCTGTTGCAAGGCAAAGGAAGTCCCCTCGCAACACAAGACGCTGAACCTGATGCGTCTATAAACAACGTGGGTTTTTCGTAACTTTTTTGGTTAAGTGACGTTTTGAGCCTACAAAAATCAGGTTAGTCCGTGTTCGCATAGTAGCATTTTCGCAGACCTAGCCCCATCTGTGGACGAAGCGGGGCTTTAGGAGGACAGATGAAAATAATAGACAACAAAGCGTTGCTGTTGCGGCTCCGTAATCCGCAGAAAGTCACAACGGTTATACCCAACAGTAAAGAACTGCCTGATAACGAAGTAGTGGTTAAGTGGGGTATTGACGAAGCGCAGGTTTTAAAAAACCTAAATATAAAAGTACCATCACCTATCGAAGGTAAGTACAAGTGGACTGGTAAGTACGCTCCCTTCAAACACCAAAAGACCACTGCCTCTTTCCTCACTCTGAACAAGCGAGCTTTTTGTTTTAACGAACAAGGTACAGGAAAGACTGCCAGTGCTATATGGGCAGCAGACTACTTGATGCAAGAAGGGTATGTTCGACGTGCCTTAGTAATCTGTCCTTTATCTATCATGGACTCTGCTTGGAAGACGGATTTGTTTACTTTTGCCATGCATCGCACGGTAGATATAGCGTATGGGCCAGCAAAAAAACGTAAAGAGATAATCGACGCTGGTTCGGATTTTGTGGTAATAAATTATGACGGTGTTGAGATCGTGTCAGACGCCATCGCAAATGGTTCTTTCGATCTGATCATTGTTGACGAGGCTACCCACTACAAGAACGCGCAGACTAAACGGTGGAAAACACTCAATGCTTTAGTCACACCTGATAAGTGGCTATGGATGATGACAGGTACACCAGCAGCGCAAAGCCCTCTTGATGCGTACGGCATCGCTAAACTTGTTAACCCATCGGCAGTCCCTAGATTCTTCGGCACCTTCCGTGATCGTGTGATGAATAAGATAACTAACTTTCGGTGGATACCAAAAGAAGATGCTACGGACACTGTGTTTAGGGTACTACAACCCGCCATCCGTTTTACCAAGGAAGAATGCTTAGATCTGCCAGATATGGTGTACACCAAACGTGAAGTGGAGATGACGCGCCAGCAGATCAAGTACTACAAACTCTTGAAAGATAGAATGGTCATGGACGCCGCTGGCGAACAAGTTACGGCAGCAAATGCAGCGGTTAACATGAACAAGTTACTGCAAATATCTTGTGGTGCGGTGTATACCGATAAGGGTGAGTCACTAGAGTTCGATATTAAACACCGCTATAAAGTCCTACGTGAAGTCATCGATGAATCCAGTAAGAAGGTGTTGGTTTTTGTCCCTTTCAAACACGTTATCGACATGTTGGTTGAAAAGTTGGAAGGCGATGGGATCACAGCAGAGATAATTAGAGGGGATGTTTCTGCCCCTAATCGTACTGACATATTTAAGCGATTTCAGACTACGGACGACCCTAAAGTTCTAGTAATTCAACCCCAAGCTGCGGCACATGGTGTAACCCTAACAGCAGCAAATACGGTGGTCTGGTGGGGGCCGACAAGCTCGCTCGAAACCTACGCGCAAGCCAATGCTAGGGTGCACAGGTCGGGTCAGGATCACAAATGTACGGTAGTGCAGTTGCAAGGGTCTGCAATAGAAAAACACGTATATAGAATGCTTGATAACAAAATAAACATCCATACAAAAATTATCGATTTATACAATGAAATACTTGCGTAATTGATCTAGCTACATTATATTCAACAGTTCGATTAGAGAAGGAGATCGAAGTGGCTGAAGAAAGCACTATGTCAGTGGATAAACTGGTCAAAGTTTATCTAAAGATTACCGCAGAACGTACCGCCATAAAGAAAGAATTTGACGATAAGTACGCTGCTCTTACCGAATCCCGTGACCGCATAAAACAAGCACTCCTTAACTACTGCAAAGAGCAAGGTGTGGAGAGTGTTAGAACATCAGAGGGGCTGTTCTATCGGACGGTCAAAAGAAATTATTGGACCAGCGATTGGGATTCCATGTACGAATTCATCATCGAAAACAAAGTGCCTGAGTTCTTCGATAAAAGACTG